CTTGGAAGCGCCCGACGACATGCCGGCCATCGAGTTTTTCAAGCCGCTGGTTTCCGACTTGGCAGTCTTCAACGCGGACTGGAATCCAGCCGTGTTGAGTGTCAGGAGTGCGGTGAGCTTGGCCATCTGGCCACGGGTGGCATGTCAATCGAAGCCGGACTTGCCTTTCACGTTGGCGAAGAAATAGAGCAGCCGTTTTTCCATGGAACGGGTCTGCACCCGGAGCGCGGCATTCACACGCGCCCGCAGGCCGTTGACCTTCGCCGCCCACTCGACGGCATTGGTGATCGAGGCGCTGATCTCGCCATCACTCACCTTGATGTCGGTGCTTCCCGGTGCGGCGTGGCGAGACACCCACGCGGGCACACGGATTTTTCCAACACTCTGCGCCGCCGTCGCCCATGCCGATGCGAGATAGCCGACCCGCGCCTTCTTCGCCTTGATCAACTCGGCAATCAGCGCCTTCGGTGCCTTGAGCTTGGTGCCGCCCTTGGCCACGCGCATAGTCCCGCTCTTTCGCCGCGACTTGAGCACCGAACGCATTTGCGCCAACGAATCCACATCCGCCCGCTTCGGATCGGACACACCACGAAACACGGCGCGGATGTCGCCCACAATCGCCTGCTCACCCAGCTTCTTTGCCTTCACCCCGCGTGTGCTGCCCCGGCTCGGGGGCGTGAAGTCCAACAGGTGACGGATGAAGCCGCGAACCTGTTCCTTCATGAACGTCTCGCCGTCGCGCTTCGAATAATGGGCGAGCCGGTCGGCGGCCCGCTGGAATTCATCGACATGCAGTTTGAATTTAACCTCATCAGCCATCGTCGTCTTCGGTTTCGTCAATCATGCGGTCGATGAGTCCGATCAGTTCGTCCGGCGCGAGTGCCTGCATCGTTTCTTCGGTGGGTGGTTCAAGCGTCCAGAGATTGGCCGCTTGGAGCGAGCAATGGTAATACTGGAGGGCACGCGCCATCGGCAACCGCCAGATGATGAAGTCCTCGCTCCAACCGGTGTCCTTGGCGATGGTGAACACCGCGCTCGCCAGCCAGCCGGGATTCAGGACTTTCCCGGCGCATCGTCATTGCTCGACGGATACTTGCTTTCGACGCGGACGCTGGATGCGGCAAGCATCGCGTTGATCCGGTTGATTTCCGCCATCAACCCCGGGAGCATGTCGAAGGTGACATTGAGAGAGAACTTGAGCACACACCGATCCACGGTGTCGTCACGGACGGCGTCCGCGATGTCATCTTCATCAGCCGACTGCATCCACGCAAAGGCCATGATCTGTCGCTGCTCTTCCAAATCATCAAGCTCCAAAGGTGGGTCATCCTTGCCACGGGTGAACATGGTGAGCTTGAGCAGATAGGCCAGTTGCATCGAGCCCATGGTGTACGGACGGAGCTTGAGATTGCCGATCCGGCGTTCCCCGCTGTCGATCATGCCGGTGGCAAGTTGAAGTTCGCGGTCATTCATGATGTTAGAATTCGGAGAGAATTTGCTCGCGGGTGGCTTTCGACGCTTCGTCAGAACCGCTCGGCACGATGGCGATGCGCTTGCCTTTGCGGATCAGCAGCATCGGGCGCATCGTCTTGACCTTGTCGAGCAGCCGGTTGTGCTGGTCATTCATCGCCCGCAGATAGGCGATGGGGTGGTTGGCGTTGGCCTCGCACCAGGCGAGCGATTCATAACGCTTGCGGAACTCGTCGAAGGTGATGCTTTCCGCTACCTCGATGGGTTCAAAGCTGAGTTTGGCCGCGCCGTCCATGAGCCAGGTGACGGTGCGCTTCGCGCCGTTGGGCGTCTGTTCGACCGTGTCGGAATAGGCAGCTTCGGTGGCGAACATGCCGCCGCTTGAGAGTGCCGCAGCGACAAGCCGGGTGTTGCGGCTTTCGGTGGGTTTCGTGTCGTGATCGCGCACGACGCTGATGGTGGTTCCTTCTTTCATGGGTGATTTTCAGGTGATCGTTGAAAATGGATGCGTCATACCGCGCCTGCGGCGGGATGGTTCACTCCCGACAGTTCGAACGAGTTGTAATCCTCGTTGGTCTGGGAGTTCTTGACGGTGGTGATGATGGTGGTTCCGCCCGTGATCTGTTCAGGCACGTAGGCGGCGGAGGCTCCACCCAGAAGGGATTCATCAGCGACACCCCGTCCCTTGACGCTGAAACTGAAGGACGGGTCGTAGCGGTTGCCCGTCTCGAATGCGCCGTCGCTCTTCTTGATGATCTTGTGTTCGAGCTGCTTCTGCACGTCCACGCTCTCCACCAGGGCGGCGGTGACGCACTTGACTCCGATTTCGTTGAATGCGGCGGGCATGGAAGTATTGAATGTTAGATGTCGTCGTAGGCGACGGCCTGAATTTCGAAGCCCGGAAAGTCGTCGTTGCTTTCTGTCACCTTGACGGAGGTCACGAACGACACGCCCTTGGTGATCGCCCCTGCGGCGACATCGCCAAAATTCACGGTGCCTTTTCCGGATAGCGTGATGCTGCGGGTGATGAGCTTCTTCGGTTTCGCCACCACGGTCACACCGAGGGAATCCCGCAGCGTAGCCACTTCGATGGATGAGTCCGCAGACGCTTCCTGGGCGTGACCGGTGGCGGGCGCGAGTCCGTGTAGGTTGGTGACTCCGAAAGTGGCGGGCATGACTCTTACGGCGTGTTGTCAACCGGCGTCCAATCCACACCGAGAATCCCCTCGATGGTGGTAAGCCAGCGGTCGTCATCCGTGATGGCGGTGGAGTTGGCTTTCGTCCTGAAACCACCGATGGTGAAACCATTCGCCGCTGGCAGCACACCTTCCATGATGCTTTTCACCGTATGGGCGAGCGCGGCGTGTTGGGTCCGGTTGTCGGTGGGTGACGAGACGAGTATCTTCACCGTCGCTCGATGCAGCGGACCAACCACGTTTTCAATCGAGTCTGCCAGCACGAGAATCGCGTGGGATTCGGGCGTGCGGATGTCGGCGGATGTGCCGGTGAAAACCTCGGGCGCGGGAACAAGCTGCGCGGAGGTGAAAAGGCCGGCCAGGTAATCTTCGATAGCTTGGTTCATGGTGGTGATTTTCAGCGACGGGCCACCCGGTATTCGATGATGCCTGCGCCGGGTTTACGGTTGATTTCCTCAATCTTGTAGCGTTCGTCGCCGATGAGGATCGTGTCGTTGTGGGCAGGCGGTGGAGTTGGTAGGTGCGCCACGAGCAACCTCACGGTGAGTGCGCCGTCTTGGGTGAAACCGCCTTCCTCAAGATCGACGGCGAGTCCGCTTGGCGAGACCATCGCCTGATAGTTTTTGCCACCGATAGTCACCGGCACGCCCGCGTCACGCAGGATTTCAACGAATGCCTCGGCAGCGGAGGCTTGGAGCGAGTTCATGCCCGGCATGGGGTGTCAATCGACTGAAGCAAAACACCCCCTCCCGGTTTCCCGAGAGAGGGTGTCATGATTGAGCATGCAAACGCCTCAGCCCTTTGAGTTTCGGAGGATCTTCTTGTGCCAGTTTTGGATTTCGCGGGCCAAGACTTTGCCTTCTTCCGCCGTGAGGTGGGCCAATGCGAAGAAGTCGTTCGGTTGCATTGTTGGCGTTCTAGGGGACGATTTGACCAATCCGTGGACAGCGGTGTTTCGCTTGATCCTCCAAGCGTCTGCGGCTTTCCCGAGGTCTTTACCGTCCGACTTCATCAGCGAGGCCCCAGCATGTTTGCGCCACTGAGAAATAAGCTCCCACAGCCCGGATTTTGTGTGAACCTTCGAATTAGGAGCTACGCCAAGGACGTAGGAGAGCAGACGATCTGAAATGATGCTCTCCTCAATTGTGATGGCTTCAAGGTGGAAGCCTGCCTCCAATGCTGAGTTAATGCGCTCCCAGGCTTTCGCGTAGCTGAGGTATTTGGGTGTGTTTTTCATGATTCATTCTGTAACTGAAAACAAAATATCTGAAAATGTTGTAGATTCGGTTCCGCCTTTGATAAAAACTGTATAAGTAGAATTTTCATCTAGAGAAAGATTGATCGGTACTGATAGGTTCACGGTTCCAACATCTGTTTTGGTATACGACCATTCTATTGTGTGTGAGGCTACCCCCGTTTTTTTGAAAATTGTGATATAAATTCCGCCTTGTCTTCCATATTGCGTGTTTATTGGAGGGATTACCCCCTTGATTCTGACCGAATTCAGAGATTTAATCGAGTTTGGAATGAAAGCTGAAAGAGTTGACTGGTCAATCAAAGACTCTGGAAGAGTGAAGTGACCGTATGGCTGGTTAGAAGATGATTTTCCAAAAAACGGATGGGGTCTCCAAGCTTTTGGTTGAGGCTTGAGGGTGTTGGCTATTCCAGCGACCTGAGCAAATGCTGCTGCGTCTGAATTTACAGCGGTTTCAGCCCTTGCTGCCTTCAGTGCAAATGGAGCAGCTGACACTCTCTGCCTCGTCCCCTGCACGACTCCATCAATGCTGACCGCCATCCATTGCTCCGCGCCGCTGCTGAGCGCCCCGGTAATGCCGCTGGTGCCGTGTCTGTAGGTAGCGGTGATGGTTCTGCCTGCGGCGGGGGCCGTGCTGTAAGTGGCGGTAATCGCGCCTCCGCTGTAGTCCACGCGGAACGGAATGACGGGTGGTGCAATGGTGATGGTAGCTCCTCCTGAGTAGCCACTACCTGCGCTGGTAATTGTGATTTCTGTTACCACCCCATCCGTAAGTGTTGCGGTGGCAGTAGCGCCCGATCCAGATCCGGTAATAGTCACCAAAGGAGCACTGGTGTAGCCTGATCCGCCATTGGTGATCTCCGCTCCAATCACGAAACCTGCAGCCCTGCTTGCCGTGGCGGTGGCTGCTACGCCTGGGTTACCCACCGACTGGCTCCAGGAATTGGTGCCGTCCGTGACTGTGATGGAATTCGCGACGACCGGAGTGTTCGAGAGCGTTTTGGTGTAGGTGAGGGTGGAACCCTCCGTGGTGCCGATGGTCTCTGTTACTTGGGTGTCGCTGGTGCCGGCCGACCCGAACTGGAAGCTGTAAACCCCGTTGTCATCGAGGGTCACAGCGCCAATCGTTTCGGTGTAGAGCAGGTTTCCAGCGGTGGCAGCATCGTAAATGCTGATGGAGAAATTCTTGGTGCCCGTGACTGCTGTGCCATTGGCATCGGTCAGGCGGCCTTGGTAATTGATCAGGCTTGGAACTTGGGCAAATGCAGCGCTGGTCAAAGCCGCTGACAGAATGGTGGATAGGATGGTTTTCATGGTTCGTGGATTTGAGAGTTTATGGAAGGACGACTTCGACGCGGAAGAAGTAGGATGATGGATGAGTCAGGGAGTGCAGGGGGCCTGCCGAGATGGTGGTTGGATCGAACGAGAACACCTTCTGGGTTCCGTCACCCGAGTAGGTCTGGTGCAGCGTCCAGCTGCTGAGATCCTTGGTGACCCAGACCTTGTAGGTCCTTCCCTGAACGGTTTGGATGGGCATGGTGTAAATTAAGCCGTCTAGCGTGCCGGTCGGCTGGAACTTCGAAGAAGGGTCGGTCGGGTTGGTTCCGGCCAAGTATTCCATGAGGTTGCTAGTGCCGTCTCCGTCTGAATCTGCCAGAGGATCAACAACTTGACCCGGAAAATACTGCTCCTCCCAGGCGTCTGGAAGTCCGTTGGCGTCGGCATCGAGATCTGGATCGGTATTGCCGGTGAAGAGCACTTGGATCAAGCCACTCTTGTTTTCATTGGCCCCGATCATGGAATTCCCCGTCGCAAAGGGGGATCCGATGGACGAATGGTTCGTCATGCTGCCTACAAGAGAGGCTCCTCCACCCGAGTCAATTTCGGCGGCAAGGTAGCCAATCAGGACGCCTGAGATAGTAATTAACAATTTCATGTAGAAGCCCCTTATACGGCGGATAGTAAGACCACAACCTCTAAGATGCGATTTTTTTTGTCAGTGTCAGGGCTGGACTCAAACAAAAACACCCCCTCCAGTTTCCCGGAGAGGGCGTTTCCCTCGATCCACATTTGCAGGAATTTGGCTCAGGGTTTGACGATGCGCTTGAGTCCGTCGGTCTTGGCGGCCGCGAAGCCGTAGAGGCATTCCAGGGTGACAAAGATCTTGTTGGCGCGGGTGTCGGTGAAGCGCAGGTAGCCGAAAGTCATGCCCGTGGCGGGATCGGTGACGGCGCCGGCTTGCTGGTAGTCGGCCACCGGTTGGAGGTAGCGCATGGCCACCGCGACGGCGCTGGAGTGAGCAGCGAAGCCAACGAGCTTTTCCGCGTGATCTGACGGGATGAGGGTCGTTTCGTGGAGGTTGAATCCGGCGAGCCGCTTGACCATGCCTTCGGTGACGGCCGGGGCGTTGAGGTTCAGGTTGAAACTCTTGGCCACCACGTCGTCGGCGAGCATGTTGGTGTAGTAGCCCGAATCGAGGACGAGCGAGCGCGGGTTGGGCGGCATCTTGGCATTGCCGCAGGCTTCGCGCAGGCTGAGCACCTTCTTGTAATCGAAGGCGGTGGCGGCGAGCGCGGCGATGCCCGGAGCGCCGAAGTTAGCGAGCGTGATGCAACTGAAGATGTCCACCAGCACGTCTTGGGCGAGTTGCTGGGCGGCAGCTTCCACCAGGGCTTCGAGCGCGTTGAGCGAGGTCTCGGCGGATTCCCTAGCGGTGACGTGGACGGTCTTGTATTTGTGGCGGTTGAGCGTGACCGGAACCACGGTGACCGTCGAGTCGGCATTGGCCGCGTAGTCGCCTGCGAAGTCGCTCGAAGTGCTGGGCGCGCCAACGAGCGGAACACGCACGGTATCGAGTTTTTCGGCCGGCATCGGGCTGAAGTCGGTGGAGAACGCCGTGACCGGCAGGAGGTTCGACATGAAGGGCATGAGCGCCCGTTGGGCGACCTTGATGTCTTTGACGTTGGTGAGGGTGTTGGACATGGCGTGTTATCAGGCTTGGTGTTTGAGGATGAGGGCTTGTTGTTCGGGAGTGAGCTTGCGCCAGAAGACGGTCTGCTCGGCGGGATCGGTGATGGCGGCGAAACGCGCGTGAAGATCCGCAGCCTGGGAGGCATCTCCGGCAGGGGTCACTTGGGCGGGCATCGAGGTGCCGGTGGAGGCGACGACGCGGGCGACTTCGAGTTGCAGTTTGCGGTCGAAGTCGGTTTGCGATGCCTCAAGCTCGGTGATGCGGGTTTGCATCGAGGAAACACGAGCGCTGGCGGAGTCGCGCTCGGTGATGAGATTGGCGGCTTGGTTTCTCGCGTCATCGCGCTCTGCCTTGAGCGTGTCGATTTCGGCGGCAAGCAACTCCACTTCGCCGCGCAGCGAATCGACGCTGGTCGATGCTTCATTGAGCAGTTCTGTCTGGGCTTGGTGGTCCCGCTGCAGGTTGGCGACCTGAGTGCGGGCTTCGGCGAGTTCGTCTTCGATGGTCTTCATCGACCGTGATCCCGTGTCAACCGACGCGTGATAGACGCGCAGGCGGCGCATCGCGTCGGCGCGGTCGGGAACCATGCCCGCGAGGTTGTGGCGCTGGGCTTGCTTGCCGCTGAATGTCTGACCTTCCATCGCCTCGGCAGGAATCGCACGGCCACGGGAAAGCACAGCGTCGTGAAACTCAGCGGCGATTTCGGCGAGGTTCGATTGAATCAACTCGCGCTGATCATCTGTTAGCGGAGTGCCGGGCGCACCCATCGCCTTGTATTTGCCGACGGAGAAGACCTCGACCTTGATGCCCGCTTTATCGAGGGCCGCGCTATTGTCGATCACCGCCTGCACGACGCCAATGGATCCGACCTGGGCGGAGGGCGTGGCGTAGATCGCGCGGGCCTGGCTGGCGATCCAATAGGCCGCCGAACACATCAAACCGGAAGAGAACGCATAGACTGGCTTGCTTCCATTCAAAGCCTTCACCGCCGCCGCGAGTTCCGGAGTGCCGGCCACGGTGCCGCCGGGTGAGTCGATGTTGAGAAACACCGCCTTGATGTCGTCGCGTTCCCCCGCTTCACGCAAAGCTTCACCGATGTCTTCGGAACTGGTCGCACCGAAGAAGATGCGTGCAAAGAGGTCGGGCTTGCGAAGGATCGGCCCTTCGATGGCGACCACGCCGATGCCGTCCTCAATGGAAAGCAGTTGGCTTTCGGCTGCCTGCTTTGGGAGGAATCCACCGCGATCCACCAGTCCCCGCAACGAGGCAGCCATGGATTGAAGCGCTTCAGGTTGGATCAGCCACTCGCGATGTTGAATTACCGGGTTCACGCCCGGATGGCGGTGTCAACGGCCAGGCGGTGGCTCTTCCGGCTCGGGCAGAGTGACAGGCATGCCATTCGGTTTCCAGAGCATGTCCACCGGCACTCCGTATTTCGCCGCTGTATCCAGGATGAGCTTGGCATCGCTGGCGCGGCGTTCGATTTCCTCGCCAAAGTCGGCACCCTGTTCGTTAAAATGATCCGACAGGGTTTTCAGGCCCATTTCCACGTCGGCACGGTTTTGTTGCGCCTCGCGTCCGGCGTCCACAGTCACGCGCTTGGGAGGAACGGAGCTGATCTTCCACCAGCCTGCCACCGGTGGCAGGAATCCGCGGGCAATGGCATCGCCGATCACATAGGCCCAGATCGGTTTGATGAGTCGGCTTTCGAGAATCATCTGGCGGAACGAGAAGCGGCGATCCGCCTTGGCGACAATCAATCTAACACCCGCGCCACCGACCTTGCTGGAATCCGCTGCAAACTCGAAGGGAATCATACCGAGCGCGGAGTCACGCCGCAGATGTTCCAGGAAACCGGTGAAGGTCGGTGATGGCCGATTGGACTGGAAGCTGTCGAGAGACTCGTCGGGTTTGAGTGCCACCAGTTTGCCGCCGACGATGCGTTGCAACGAAACCGGGTCGCTGGAATCACTGCCGGCCGCGCCACCGACCACGAAGTCACCGTTGTCGTCGATCTCACCACGAGCCGTCTTGAGGATGCGAGACACGTCGGCATTGTCCTTCACTGCGTGCTTTTCGAGAGCTAGCAATTCCATTTCATCGAGCACATGATTGATCGAATGCTGGATCGTCGGGTGAGACCGGACACCACCGGCCCACTCGGGTTCGTGGATATGGAGAACCGACGCGGCGGGCAGATCACGGTGTTTGCTGTTGTCCTCCAATGTGCGATAGAAAACCGGTGCGCCCCACGCATCGAGGCCAACTCCGTCGATGGTTTCTTGTGAACTGAACTGGTCGCCTACGCGGTGGGATTCGATCAACTGGATGCGTGGTTCGCCTTGGGTGTCGCGGGTCTTGTGGATGAAATACTCGCCGTCGATGTCCATGCCGCGACAAACCAGGGCCTGGCATTCCTCGAAAGAAAACCGCCGCGTAACTTCACAGCGAGGCGACCACATCGCGAAATAGGCTTCTGCGGTACGGTTCCACTGAGGATCGGGTGATTGCGCCTGGACGCGGATGCCGTCGCCAGTCGAATAGATCGCCATGTTGGCGACAAGCTCCCGCACGAAACCGCTGTTCTTGTGCATGTATCGCGACTTGCGAACCAACTCCGTGCGGACGCCCGGCGTGAGTTCGTTGCGGGCGTCGGTTGGTGACGCGCCCGGCACACTCCCGCGACGAGGAGACCAGTTTACCGATTCGTATGGTGAGCCCCATGCCTTCGGCACGAAAATAGGTGGCAAGAGCAGGTGCGCGATGTGCTTGAGGCGGTTCATTTCGGGAGATAGCCGGAGATGAAGGAAGCAGCGGCGATACGGGGTTTGCCGTAGGTGGCAGGATCAAGCACGCGGAGCGCATGGCCGCATTCCTCAAGCACCTGATCGACCGGCATGGTGAACTGCTTCGATGCCGAGCTGCCCGCCTCGTTCCAGGTCATGAGGGTT